TACATGGGTTTTTATTGCTGCCTATTTAATGACCGCCCCTCATTGCTAATATGATAACCGAACCCCAAAAGTGGCTGATTGGAATTGCCTTCTTTATAACATCTTTAATTTCTGGCATATTTATATACGAATTTTTCAATTTAGCGAAAGAAGTTATTTTGTTTGATGATGTAGAAGAAGCAATCGGGGCTATCAATGACCCTCAAAACGTGATAAAATAACTCACAACTTAGTATATAAATGGAATTTAGAAATGGCAAAATTAGTAGTTGACGAACAAGCATGGGAAACTTTCACTGGATTGCTTGGCTCGCTTGAGTTTGAAAATGGCGTAAGCGTCCTTGATGAAAAAGACATCCCAGACCATAAAATCCGCTCACTTTCAGCTATTGTCAAGTTGAAAAGGGAAGGGGATGATAAGCAATTAGGCGTAACGACTGAAATGTTAAGTTATGGCTCTGCCTCTGCCGACGATGCCATTGCCCAACAAACAAAGGTAATCGAGCCTGTAGATATTGAAGAATTAGCCGAAATCCCTGCTGACATCAAATTCTATACCGCCCAAGAGTTAGAAGAAATCGCTGACAAAGAGGGTATTAACGGATTGCGTAAAGCTGCCGAAGGGTTGCATGTGAAAGGTCGCTCAATCCCTGAATTGATGGATGCCATCCTTAAAGCCCAAGGCGGAAGATAAAAAATGTTTGTCCCGCCGTCAACCAACAATAACCTACCATTATCGTTGACATTTTCACTGACTGATGCTGATGGGAATCTTTTAACCCCAGCATCTTTGTCTTTGTTTGTCAACGATAACAACAATTTACAAGTTTATTCTCAAATAAATATCGCTTTTAACCAAGGCGATACCGAGGTAACTGTAAATATACCAGCCAACGCAAACACTTTAACAAATCCAAATGTTAGCGAATCAAGGTTGGCGAGGTTAGCTGTTGAGTTGTCTGGCGGAAGTATAATCAATCTTAAAAAGATATACATTGTCGAGCCAGTTACCCCGTTGACTGTAATGGTCAACTCTTACCAAACGTTACAGGAAGCATACCTAACCGCTTACTCTATGCCCGGTATGGAAAGTTGGTTATCCCTGCCAGAACAACAACAAGTGGCTACATTAAAGTCAGCCTTTAATACGTTAGGCAGGATAGCTTACAAGTTACCAAGATACACAATAGCCTTAACTAATATTGATGTTTTGTTGGGCACATTCGCTGACGAATACTATGTCATCCGTCAGATAAACCTAATTACTGAAACGAATTTACACGCATTGTCACGAGACTTTGTAAGCAAGTTAAAGCAAGCTCAACTGGTAGAAGCGAGTTTGTCTAGCGGTTTCGATGACGCTTACAACAAGCGAGAATCAGGCATTATGTCTGAAACCGTAGGCGAAAGTAGCATGATGTGGAGGCCGGGAAAACCCCTTTCGCTTTCCATATCAAAACAATCCGCAAAAATACTGGCTGGTTACATTTACCATGCCACAAAGGTTGGGCGCGCTTAAATGTGGAATGGCAACCTACCATGCACCATTGAAAGATTAGGCCGTTATGACAAATACGGCCAACCTAGCGTTTTAGAAAAGATAGAGACAAGGGGTTCAATAGTTCGCCTAGCCCCTGAAAGAATGCGCACGGCTATTCGCACTGACGCATCGGCATCAGGCGGCAATGCCCATGAACAAACTGATGATGGTGTTATTTTAATCAATCATGACGCTAACCCTGAAATAGGTGACCGTATAACCATCCTAGGCCACAAGCTAAAAGTAAACAAAATATACTACCGATACACCATCTTCGGAGCGAAACATCACTGGCAATGTTTTTGTAGCCGTTGGAAATAACCCATTGAAAAATAAGGAAATAAAGTGGGAATTAGGATAACTGGCGTTCAAAACTTACAATCCCGCATTAGCAATGTCAGCGAAAGGGCATCTAGGGGCGCAAGGGAAGGCATGGAAGCTGCTGCCGAAGCAATTAAGGATTTAGCCAAGCAATATGCCCCGGTAGACGAAGGAAGCCTTGAGGAATCAATCAAGGTAGCCAAGGCAGAAGATAGTAATTTTCGCAACAGGATAGCTTACACAGTTTATGTAGATGAGAATGAGCCATCTCCTAGGGGTGGAGTTGTCGGCAACTATGCCGTATGGATTCACGAAGGCAACTACAACTTGGGCAAAAAGTCACAAGAAAAGGCTATGGAAACTGGCATGTATGTGGGTAGAAAATTCCTTGAGTATGCGGTAGACAACCTCCACGATGAATTAAAAGCAACAATAGAAGCCAAATTAAAGCAAGGAATTGGGCACTAATGAATCTCGTCCCGTTTAGAAATGTATTATTAGAGAATGGGGTAAGTTTACCCGTTTTCATTTACCACATGCCGGAAACTGCCAACAAAGGCATTTTGCTTTTGCATCACTTGACGGGCGCAAAAAACTACCCCGACTTGCCTAACTATCGTAGAGCAAAATTCCAAGCCATCATTCGCCACACCAATTTCGAGCAAGGTTATCAAGCCGCGCTACAAGTAATGGATGTTTATAGAAACATCAAATTCATTACCAACGAGAATACCTACTTTGACTACATAGAGCCATTACATGACCCCGTAGCTTTCCCAGCATCAACAGGTGACTACATAGAGTATGGGGTTAACTTTGAGACTACTTACGTAGAAAGTAGAGATAATATTTGATGCTTGAGAAGTTAAAAACATCCCAAATCCCCGCAATAAGACAAAAGTTAGCCGATGAGCAAAATGGAATTTGCTTATTGTGTGAATTGCCTATAGATAAGCCATGTCTTGACCATCATCATAAAACGGGCTTTTGTCGTGGTGTATTGTGCCGCTCGTGTAATGTGCTAGAAGGTCGTATCACTAATAGCCTAGTAATTAACCGCATAACTCCTGAAAAGCTCCATAATATCCTAAAAAACTACGAAGCCTATCAAAACAGGCAAACAGAATATATTCACCCAAAGCACGGCACAAAAAAACGCCGGAAGAAAAAGGTTAAAAAAGACACTTGATTAAAATAAAAAAAAGTGTAAAATTTAGCGGTATCAATTTGGTAATATTGATAAAGTCTCGATAGGACTTGCCTACCGAGACTACGCTTATAGTTACTTACTTTTAACGGCTTTCATCAATTTAGTAATCGCCGTTATAAAAGCAGTGATAGCCCAGATAAGCTGAACCGGGTCTATTACATTTACCATAATTATTTTTCCCTAGTTATGGTTTCAAAAATGCTCCATTCTAAGGTGGCTGCACACCGCCTTAGCGTGGATGCAACCTCTGCTTTAACAAGCTTAAAGCATTGAGTGTATTATACAACCATTTTTAACAATTTTGTGTAAAATATAATATAGCTAACCTATTAGTTATATGTTAAACTAATCAAGCAAATTGCATGGAATAGCTATTACATCAAACTAAAAGGAGTTTTTCAATGGCATCATCAACTAAAAACGTTAAACTAGGCGTATGTAGTGTCGTCTATAAGGGCGTGGATTTAGGCTATACAAAAGGCGGTGTAGAGGTAGACGTATCCACTTCTACGCACCCTGTATCGGTAGACCAATTCGGCGAATCAGTCATCAACGAATACATCATGAAGCGTGACATCAAAGTTACCCTTCCTTTGGCTGAAACCACTCTTGAAAACCTTGTTGTCACCATGCCCGGTGCGACCTTGTTTTCTGACGGCACTGCTGCTACTGGCTCAATCACTTTCTCAGCCCAGCCAGCCGCAAACGACACAATCACCTTGAATGGCACTGTATTTACATTCAAAGCTGCTGTCACCTCCGCAACTGACATCTTGATTGGCGCAACATTGGCCGCTACATTGACAAATGCTGCTGCTGTATTGAACGCAAGCACTGTATTGAAAGTAGCCGAAGCAAGCTTTACTGCTACTGCAACCGTCTTGAACGTTGTTTACGACCAAAAAGGCATTGCTGGCAACAGCTACACATTAGCCAAAGTAGGCACTGCTGCGACCGTTTCCGGCGCAACCTTGGCTGGCGGTGTAGATTCAACGAAAAAGCGCGTAGACGTTACCAATGGCGTTGGAACTAACTTGCTTGACTTGGCTGGCAAACTGACCTTACACCCAATCGGCTTGTCTTATAGCGACACATCAGAAGATTTGGTAATCCCTCTTGCTGCTACCCCCGGTGGTATGAAATTCGCTTACAAATTCAATGACGAGCGCATTTTCAACGTAGAAATGATGGGCTATCCAGATTCAGTAACTGGCAAGCTCTTTTCACTTGGTGATTTGACCGCTTAATGTTGCAATTCACTCACAAGTGAGCTAAACTATAAGCCGCTTTAATTAGCGGCTTATTTTTTTGTGACTATGGAAACCTAAATGCAAGTATTGAATATTGACAAACTAATTAAACCGACAAGGGCTATTACTATCAACGGGATTGAATACCCAATGAGTGAAATGTCGGTTGGCCTTTATTTGAAGGCTGTTGAAAAAGAAAAGCAAGCCCAAGAAAACCAAGACCAAA